GGACTTCGTGCGGCTTGCGTTGTTGTCGGCGTGGAGCGCATCGCCAAGGTCGATGTACAGCGCATGAGCTGAGGGCGGTGCCGATGCCACAAGGCGGTCGGTCGCGGCGTTGTTGACCCGCTCGTACTCAACCAGGTCGAAGCCTTGCCCGGTTTCCTCGCGCCACGCGTACAGCCCGGCGTGTCCGTCGCCCTCGGGATAGACCGTCAGCAGATCGTCATCCGCATAGATCGGAGGCGTGACCGGGGCGATAGGCTGTAGGCTATCAAGAAGCCCGTCCCTGATAGCCTGTAGGCGTTCGGCTTGGGCTTCGGCGTCAGGGTGCTGTCGTTCCCATGTACGCTCTACGGACCCGTCAGCGCCCCTCTGGACGGTGACTTTGCCTTGGCGGTATCCCGGAGCCACGCCGCTGACGAAATGCCCCGGCGCGTGACCCTTGATCGCGGCCATCCGCTGATAGGCCCGGAGAGACTTGCTCACGCAATCATGGCTCAGGCCGAGGGCCTTTTCCGCCGCCTTCGCGCTGCCGTGTTCCCTGACCGCTTCCAGATAGCGGACTTGTGTTGGTGTGACCCATTCGGGATATTCGCCGTCTTCGATTGGAACGAAGGACAGGGCCATCAGCAAGCCTTCTTGGCGGTTTCAACGACAGCCCAGCCGCGACGGCCCCAATCGAGGGCGGCGGCGACGGACTGGAGGAAGTCCCGTTGCGCGGCCTGCTCTTCCGGCGTCACGGCCTGCACCAAACCACCCTCAATGCGGGGTTCCGGTTCGGCTCCTGCGCATACGCTAGGGGGTAGGCTCAAGTCCGGGCTGGAGGGCTTCGCGCAGCTCGTCAGCGCCAATGATGTCACGCACAGCGCAACCAGTCGGATCGACATGGATCGGTCTGTCATAGATTCTCTCGATGCGGATTGCGGATGCGCGGGCGGCGTCAACGCGGGCGGTGCATTGCCGGGCCTGTTCCGTGGCGTCGTCCCTGCCGAGCTTCAAGGCGGCTTGCAGGGAGGCGTTCGCTTGCTTCAGGTCGTGCAGTTCGGTTCGGAGCCGTTCAACCCGCCACGTTTGGCCGGCGCATACCAGGGCGAGGACGCCGCATCCGATCAGGGCGTATTTCAGCATCCGCCGACCCCTTTACGGTAGGCCCACAGGATAGCGATGAACACGCTGGCGATGCCGCAGAACCAGCCCGCCGCGAATAGAAGGACGCCGCCGATCATCGCTCATTCACCGTGATTGGAGCGCCGTTCGGACGCAGACGGACCACCTTCGCGGGGGGCAGCGGAACCTCATTTGGCCAGCGCATTTCCGACAGGCGCGAGCGGGCTATCCGGGTCACGGAAACCGCGTCCCCCTGATTGCCACCGAGGACGTGCAGGTGGGTGTCGTCTTCACCCACATAGAAGCCGACGTGACCGCCGCCCTCGCGCACGAAGGTCAGGATGCAGCCGGGACGGGGAGCGACCAGCTTGCGGCCCCACTTGCCCCATGCCGAGGCACGGACAGCAATAGGCGGCGAGGCGATGCCGACATGATCCATGACGTGCGCCGCGAACAGGCCGCACCACGGCACGGAATCAGCGGCATAGGTGATGCCGAGAACCTTTGCGCCGAGACGCTTGGCCCATCCCATGATTGTCGAGCTGTTGCCCGCACCGGGGACTTCGCGGACGCCGATCAGCGAACGCGCATAGGTCATCCAATCCATTGGACGGACTCCGTGTTTTATGAGGTTGACACCCGGACAAAAAGTCCGCGTGTTGTGTGCATCAAGGGCGTGTTGCCCGGATGGAGAGAGACAGATGACCGAAGCTGAAATGGCGAACGACGGAACGGCCCGTTTCCGGGTGTGGTGGATTCCGCAAGTCCCCGGCAAGCCCTTCGAGGTGGATGCCGCCAGTTACAAGGACGGCAAGCGTATCGAGGACATTCTCGCCCGCTACGACGCCTTCCAGTTCGATAACAACATCAAGGGTGACTACTGCAATGCAGGGGGAACCCAGATGAACCACGCGGTTCTGACGGACGGAGAGTGGCATGACATCGAAGAAGACGAGGCTGAGGAGTTCGGCCTGACGGCATGACCCCTGACGCCTTCCGCTCGCATCTCTCCCGGCTTGGCTACAGTCAGGCCGGGTTTGCGCGTCTAATGGACGTTGACGAGCGAACCGTCCGCCGATGGGGAACGGATGAAACGCCCATCCCCAAGTCGGTCAGGATGCTTCTGGAGGAAGAGCCGCTGAAACCGGCCTAAGCTACGCCCCGGACCTTCTCAAAGGACTTGATGCCCAGCACGGCGGCGGCATAGGTCAGCCACGCCACCAGATAGCCCTCGTTCATGGGCTTCTCGATCATGGGGCCGAGGAACCCCGCGTAGGCCGTGCCGATGACGACAACCCATCCAGCGGTCGGACGCCACAGACGGTCAAACGCCTGCCAAGCCCAATGCTTACGGATGGGGTGATCGGGGAGGGGGATGTCGGTCACCGGCCAGCCTCCCGCTCGATGCGGTCGAGCTGTTCCTTCATGGCCTTTGTCCGCTCGTCCAGACGGGCGAGGGTTCCATCGGCCAGCGGGGCAACGACGCGCTCCAGGTTCGACACGCGCTGATTAAGCCCGCCGCCCCAGAAGATCAGCGCCGCAGCCTGAACGATCAGGGCGATAATCACCCCGATCATTGACCAGTTCAGTTTGCGGGCGTCGGAATGCAACGTCATCAGCGGGTCACTCGCTCTTAAGGGTTAGGCTGTCAGGAAGGGTTGTCGCGCGACCCGGCGGTCACTGTCGGGGCAGGGGTTGGTGTTCGCGCACCTTCCCCTGCTGCGGCTCTATTGCGGCGCGCTGAGGTACTTCGGCGGCATGAACAGGATGTTCCGGTTCGTCGCTGTGGAGCCGTTCGTGATCTCCACCCGCGTATTGAGGAAGACGCCCGAGTGGTCGTAGTTCGAGGTGCCGAGCGACACCGCGCCGACGAACCATTCCAGCGTTCCCCGCGATGAGTTCACCGATTCCGGGGTGAGCAGAACGGCAAGGTCTTTCACCGTGGAGGCCGCGCCGGTCGGCAGGGTCGCGCTGGTTGCCGATGCCACCAGTGCGCCGTTCGTCCAGCAGATGCCGTGGATGAGCGTGTTGGTCCCGTCGTTGCTGATACGGAAGCCCCAGCCGTTCGCCGTCAGGGTGCCGTTGTAGCCGCTGTTCCACGCCACCGCGTCCGTGCGCTGGAGGATGAAGGCCAGCGCCTGAGCATCCCATGCGGTCGTCGTGCGGATGCGGACAGCGAAGCCCCGGCTTTCAGCGCGGACGTTGCCCTGGTTGATGCCGAGCAGGGTGCCGTTCTGGTTGATGTAGGCACCGACGCCAGACGAAGCGGTCGCGCCCGTGGCGATGGTGATGTCCCCGGCATTGCCCCGCGCATAGGAGCCTGTGCCCGAGACCGCGCCAGCCCACGCACAGGTCGTAGTGTCGAACGCCGTCGATTGCAGCAGCAGCGCCGGGACGTTGCTGGCGATCAGCGGGCGTTGGGAGCCGGTGGACGTGGTGACCGGACCCTTGAGGGCAACCGCGCGGTCCGCATAGCCGCCGCCTTGGGGCTGCGAGGGCAGATAGCCGCGCGAGGCCAGCCAGGTCCGCGTCATCCACCGAGCGATCTCACCGCTGTAGTGGATGCCGTCGTTCTCGTAGCCCGCCGCCGTGGCCTCTGCCAGACCGCCGGACATAGCCATGCCGTCCAGCACGTCCCAGCCCAGACGGGTGGCGGCGAAGTTGTGGCAGTAGTCCGCCCGCTCGATGATGTCGTCATCGTCATACGGCGCGTTGTCATAGAACGGGTTGATGACCAGAAGGACGAGCGGGTCATGCGTCAGGCCGGCCCCGCTGATCGCAGTCTCCAGCAGGGGGAGGAAGTTCTGATACGCCGCAAGCCGGTCGTCCGACTCCACGATGATGATGTCAGGGTCATAAGCCGCGATCTGTTCGGCCTCGATGGTCGCCGCCGTGGACAGGGTGGCGGTGAAGTCGTTGGACGCCGTGCCGACACGCCAGACGTTGAACGCAGCCGCCGTCGAGACTTCGTGCATCAGGTGGCGAACGCGAACCTTGCCGCCCGAGGAGTGCGTAACCTTGACGGTCCACGAACCCAGCGCGACCGACAGGGTGACCATCTCCACGCCAAACGCCGCGTTGGCATCAACGATCAGTTCCGAGCCGGTCAAGGCATGGCCGGACGTGATCTGAGGGGCGGTCGGGTTGACCCACGTTCCGGCACCCAGGGCGGGGGGCGTCGTCGCGTTGGCGATCTCAATTTTGACCGAACCAGCACCCGGCTCCGTGATGATCGGGATGTAAATCTTGTCGGCTTGGACCGCGAGGCCACCGATGGAGAAGTTCGACGCTTGGCCGGACTCCAGCCAGATCAGGGTGCCGTCCCATCCGGCGTCATAGTCCAGCTTCTCGCGATAGGTGCCGGTGTAGTTGCGCGGAATGGCCGAGGCCGCAGCCGTGTCGGAGAAGGTGCCGTAGTTCAGGACCGCCAGCGAGTGAGCATAGACGGGCGTGGAGGTCATCCATCCCTCCAGCTCCTTCATCATCTGGATATGCACGTCGGACCACGTCACGCCGACGAGGCTGTCCCCGATGGCCATGATCTTGAGGGACTTGCGGGTGCCGGCGCGAATGTCAGACAGCGCCTTGCGGAGCTTCAGCCCCTGCGAGCGGTGGCCCTGCAAGATCGGGGGGACTTGCAGACGGCCCTTGTGGTCTTCAGACGTGCCGAGAACGGCCCCGACCTCGGTAGCCGAGCCTGCGTCGTCCCGGTAAATGCGGATGACGCCGCTGGTGTCAGGCTCAACCGAGAAGTAGCCACCGCTCGCCGTGGCAGCGAGGCCAGCAGCGGTCGTGGCGTACATATTGGAGATGCCGGTCGCGATGTTGGCAGCGGCTTCAGCGCGGTCTGCGTCCGTGTCGGCGGCAGTCGCGGAGGCTGCGGCATTCGTGGCCTGGGTCGTGGCCGTCGTGGCTGCGCCGGTCGCGGTCGTGGCAGCGCCCGAGGCCGTGGTCGCGGACCCAGCGGCTGCGGTGGCGGACCCTGCCGCAGCGGTGGCCGAAGCAGCAGCGGCAGTCGCGGAGGCGTCAGCAGCGCCAGCCGCGAACCAGTCCACCGTCACGCTGTAGTCATCGAACACAGCGGGGTTGCCGATGCTCTCGCCGCTCGCGCCCGTGATGGCCACGGTGTAGAGGACCGCATCGCTTGCCCAGATCGAGGCGAAAGCGCCGGACGCATTGGCCACGACCGGATTGGCCATTGGGGTCGTCAGGCCGGAATCCGAGAAGATCGAGGCGGGCGTGGTCGTGCCGTTGGTGTAAACGTACAGCTTCGCCCCGGCCACAAGCCTGTCGTTGCGGTCCCTTGCCGGGCTGTATTGGGGAACGACGATGCGACCAGCGGCCATATGGAACCTCGCAGATTCCCGGCACGAAAAAAGGCGCTCCCGAAAGAACGCCGTCGTGCTAGGTTGGTGATGTGAAAGTGATCGAGGGTGAGTACCGGGTGCTGTCCGAGGACGGCGCTCCGGTCAGAAAGCGGAAGCCGCTATGGCTCCGCGTGGTCCGCTACATCGTGACCCGGCCAGTGTTCTGGCTGTGGGCCTTTATGGTCGGGTTTGTTGCGATGACGGAGGGTTGGTAGCGAGCTGGTAGCGGATGGCCCGCGCCAAGTTGCGAGCCTCCCGGCGCGTCATCCGTTCCGCCAGCATCGCGATCAGGCGATCAGTCTGGGCCGGGTCAACTGCGGCGGTGATGATGGCCTGGGCCTCGTTGTCGCTGAAACCGCGTGACCGGATAGCGTCCATCGCGCGGCCAGCAAGGCCGGGCAGGTTTCCGGTCACAGCATCCCGAGCCATTCCAGCCGCGCCCATAGCGTCCTGAGCGTTCATGCTCGTTGGCGAACCCTGAGACGGGTTGATGCCCTGAGCATTGCGGAGGGTCTGGAGTTCGGCACCCATAGCCCGCTGAACCGGCGCAGCGTCACCCGTCAGGGCCTCGGTGCGGGCCAGTTGCTCGCGCCCATTGGAAAGCCGTTGAGCGACACCGGGGGCCTGCCCCTGAGTGCCGGCCTGACGTTCGATCGCACGACGGGCGGCGGCCTGAGCGATCTGGCGCTCCTCCGGGGTTAGGCGAGCGACGGCGGCGGCAAACTGGTCCGCCTCCATCGACAGGAACTGTTCGCCAAGCTCAGTCGCCTGCGCCAGTCCGCTGTCGGCGGCATAGGAGTTCAGGGCCTCATCGTATCCTGGAACCTGCTGCCGCGCCCCGCCTCGCAGACGCTCCGCAAGCGCGAAGTAAGACGCGGCGGCGTCGTTGTTGCCCGCCCGCTGGAACGCCTCCGCACGGCCATTCAGGGAGCGGGCGAGGCGGTCGGCCATCCCCACGGTGATCTGAACGCCGTTCGGGTTGTCGAGCGCGCCATCGGTGAGTTGGCGAAGCAGGTTCGCCGTCTCGCTGTCGCCACGGTTCAGGGCGGCGGTCGCGGCCTCTTCAATGGCAGGACGCAGGGCCGGAGCGCGTAGGGCGTCGATGATGCCACGATCAGGCGACACCGGCTCGCCGCGCACGGCTCCGAACTGCTGATCGGCGCGCTGGTTGCGGGCCGTCGTGATCTCTTCGCGGATTTGCGCCGGCTGTCGCGGGTCTGACGAAATCGTCCGGCGAGCCTGAGACGACACACGGTCCTGAAGGCCAGCGGCGCGACCGTCCGCAAACTCACGGGCGGTTTGCCGGGCGGGGGTCTGGCGGGTGGCCAGCGCCCGCATAGTGCCGCGTCCGCCGTCGTTGACCACGTCAGCAAAGGTCGGGTCGATCTGTTCGGCGCGATACCGGGCGGCTTCGCTGTTCAGCGCGTTCACCTGTTGCGGTGAACGATCTGCAAGGCGGTTCATGCCCGAGGCCAGAGGATTGACCGCGTTTTCATCAATCAGGCGCTGCGAGCCTGGAATGTTGAGCGCGTTGCCAGCGCGGCCAGCTTGACGCGCGCCGAAGCGGCCAAGGCTCTGCAAGCCTTCAGCGACCGGGCGAATGAGGGCGTTTGCAGCGGGGGCGACGACACGCTCGACAACCGGCGCAGCAACAGCGCCCGCGACCATACCGACACCAGCGGCGGGCAGGCGGTCAGAAACGCCGCCCTCAGCGGAGGCGAAGCCGTAGGTTCCACCGAGGCCCGCGCCTTGGGCCATGCGCCCGGTGATGGTCGGCGCACCGCCCGGACCCAGCAAAGCGCCACCCAGCAGGTTGGCGGCGATGTTCTGGCCGGGGTTCTCACGCGCGAAACGCTCGCCGCCTTGGCGGGTCAGGTCGCTGACGGCCCGCGCACGATCAACCGCGCCGACCTCGATGTCCTGTCCGGTCAGGGTGCGTCCGAAGTTGGAAAGCGCCTGCGGAACGTAGCCTGCAACCCAGCCCGCCTCGTCGTTAAACGCGCCCGTCATCTGCCCCATGAAGCCGGGCTGATCGTAGCGGCGGATGCCGCGCTGGCCGCGCTCCTCAAGGGTCGCTCGCTCTTGCGCCAAGGCGGTCTGATAGCCTTCGTCGGCCACGCCACGAATAAGCCCGCCGTTATCACCGCCGCCCGAGGGACCGGAAGGGCCAGCCGGGGGCGAGCCGCCGCCCATACCAGGGGGGAGATCGGACCCGACATTCCGGAACCACGTTCCGTCTGCGTCCTGTTGATAGCCTGCCGCACGAAGGCTCTCCGGCGTATCTTCCGGCGCGAGGTTCTGGCTGTTGACGACGGCGTACATCTTGCCGTCCGGGCCGCGACGCAGTTCAGCACCGGCAGGGATGGGCGAAACCTCTTGGCCGCCCTGAATCCCCGGATAGGTCGGAAGGCCGGTCGCGTCTTCAGGGCCAGCCATGCCATCAAAGCCCGGATAATCGGGCAGGGCGGCAGCGCCGGAACCGGCAGCAAAGCGCGTTCCCCGGAAGGTGTCAGCGCGCGACTGATAGCGTTGAGCGGCAAGTTGGTCGTTGCCACGGTCAAAGTTGATAGCCGCGACGCGGGCGATTTCAGGATTGGTGGCCGCAGCGCCCGTCAGTTGGCGAAGGTTGCCTTCAGCCCAGCGCAACTCAGCCTGACGGCCACGGTCGGAAACGTCGTCCCGGATGAGGCGTCCGAAGAAGTCGCCATCGAACGGGATAATCCCGGCGATGTCAGCGATCTGGTTGCGGATGGAGGCGGGGTTATACCCCTCATCGCGGGCGCGCTGGTAGTCGCGTTCGCCGCCGGCCATCATGCCGCCGTACAGGACAGCCTTGCCTTGGCCCTCAGTCAGCCTGCCGACATCATCCTCGCCGCCCGTGCCGCCCGTAGATACGACGGTGACGCCACCGCGAGGCCCGACGCGCTCGACAGTGCCGTTCGGAAGCTCGCGAGCGCCCGGACCCCATTGCGACGAGGCGTCGATAGGCCCGTTCGTGCGCCCAGTCTCGTCGGAACGATGCCACCCGCCGTAGCGGTACACCATGAAGTTGCCAGCGCCGTCTTCCGCGATGTCGCCTTCTTGCGGCTCCATTAGCGCCTCCTGATGGTGAAGCCCGGAGGCAACGTGGAACCGCCACCGGGACGCGCCGGGGGATTGTTGGAACGGGGGGCCGAGACGTTGCCCGAGCGGGGCCTTTGGGGGGCGCGGCCAGCCGCAGCGCGGGTTCCGATCACGCTCGGGTCAGCCGGGCCACCAGGGACCGCCTCAAGCCCGCCCTCGTTCGTCCAGCGGTAGCCAATGGGGGCCGCCTGCTCTGCCGGCTTCACCTGATAGCCCATGCTGTAGTTGCCCGAGAACGGGTCACGCTCCACGATGCCATCGCGCGTGTTGTAGATCGTGTTCTGCGGAACCTCGCCGCCAAGGCTTGCGGCCAATCCGCGAAGGCTCTGGTCGGACAGGTCTTCCGGCCTGATCTGGGTCAGGTACTCACCCAGACCGAGTTCCTGAAACACCGGCCCGATGCGCGATTGCAGCATGGCCTGGCGTTGCTCGACAGGGACGTGCAGGAGGCCCGACACGGCTGCGGCGATAGCAGCGCGCTGTTGGTCCCGATCTGCCGTCTGTCGCTCCCGTCCGGCGTTCTGGACGGCCATACCGTCGCGAAGGTTTCCGCCCGCGTAGAGCGCGCCGGATGCGCCGTCGTAGTCGCCCGCCTGCAAGGCATTGCCCGCCGTTCGATTGACGCGAGCCTGCCGTCCGCCCTCCAGAGCGGCCATGCTGTCGTCAATGTTCCGCAGCGAGGCGTCGCGGGCGTTGGTGAACGCTTCGTAGCCCATTACATGCCACCCTTCATGAACTGGCCCGCATAGCGAGCGATGGCGTCGGACCCGAACTTGCCGGTCATATCCCCCCAGAATCCGGAGGTCGCATTGGCCTGCTGGCCGTAGGACGACGACAGGTTGTTGGCGTTCCACTGGAGCGCATTGCCCGAGTTGTTGGCGTAGCTCTGTCCGGCCTGTTGACTCTGGCCTTGCGCCGTCTGGCCCGTTCCGGCGATGCCAGCCAGCCGGTTGAACTGGTCGGAATAGATGCGGTCGCCGTAGTTCTGGCCGTAGCGGATAGCCTCGCGCGAAGCGTCGCCCGATTGCAGCCGACCTTGACCAGCCAGCCGCGCGTTCATTGCCCGCGCGCCTTCGTCGAAGTTGAACTGATAGCCCGGCGTGGAACGCAGCCAGTCGGTCGGGTTGAGCGCATTGCCGCCGCCGGTCGGCTGCTGGCCCGGCGCACCGGGGAGAACCTGCGGGTCGCCCGGCTGCTTGGGCATGACCTCCGGCCCCATGAGGGAGCCTGCCAGCGCGTTGTCGTTGCCGGAATACCCGTAGGAGCCACCCGCACCCATTCCTGTCGAGAGGGCCGGTTGCACCTGCGGCTGGCCTGCCGGGGACTGGCCTTGCGCTCCACCAGGGATTTGCAAGCCCATCAGTTGCGCCATCATGCGCGTGGCCGCATCGCCCGCATCGCGTTGAACCGCCGTGCCGGTCCATACCCGGTCAAACATCTCACGCTGAAGGGCGATGGTCTTGTCGGTCGCCGCCGTCGAGGCCGCGATGGATTTATCCGCCGCCCGCTCCTGCGCCTTCCGGGCCTTGTTCGCGCCGAAGATGTCGAGAATGTTGCCCATCAGGCCCTCCCAATGAAGGTGTGTTCAATCGGGACGAAGCCAGCCCGCTGGTAGAGTTTGTCGAGTCGTGGGTCGGTCCTGTCGTGACGACAGACAGTCATCAGCCCGTCAGCCCACCGCCGACCCTCGCGCATCAAGGCATCCCCGCCCTTCGTCGCGTAGAAGAAGACTTCGCTCGTCAGCAGCGTGTCGTGATTGAACCACAGCGGAAACCGCGCCAGCATCAGGACGCCCCGGTCGCAGACGAACACTGCCGCGTCGTCGCGCTCCATCAGGGCCAGCGCGCTCTGCCGGATGCTCTCCGGGTCGGCTTGGGCAAAGTCTTCCCATACCGAACCCTTGTGCGCCTCCAGAGCCAGATCCACGATCAGCGGAAGGTCCGCCTCGGTCGCGATCAACGGACGAAAACCTCCAGCGACGCGCCGCCCGCTTCAATCAGGAACTCATCGTTGTTCAGGATCGCCATGCCCAGCACGATCACCGTGTGAGACCCGGCAGTCAGGCTGGCCGTCGTCACGATCTGTATAGAGCCGGTGTCGCCAGCCGGGTCGTTCTGCTCAACGAAGCGGTAGCGGGTCGGGTCGGACGTTTCGACCGCCCGGATGTTGTCCATGTTGTGGGTGCCGGAGAAGTCCACGAACAGCGCGGCTTCCAAGGTCTCGGCGTTCGTAGAGGTCAGCGTCGCCGTGAAGCGGATGATGACCGTGCCCGTGACCGGCACATCAAACGTCGCCGTCAGCAGCGTTGTCGCGCCCACCGCGCTTGTGCTGCCGCCCGTGAAGTTCAGGCCCTTGATGAGAACCTGGGCCGCGTTCGTCGCCGGAGCGCCCGGACGGATGGCCGTTGTCGAAAGTGCCGCCGTGTCCACCACGCCAACCGCAATCCCGGCGTTTTCAGCGACGATGGTTCCGCCGACGTTGACCGCCGTGAACTCCTCCGTTCCCGCCAGAATGCGGTTGATGCGGTCGATTTGCTCTTGAAGCGAAAGGTCGGTCGCGTCCTGCCGCCGTTCTTGCGCCTCTATCGTGCCGATCAGGTCGGTGTTGAAGAACTTGAGGAACTTGAGCGTCGGGCGACCCAGCGAGTCCGCGATCTGGTCGAGCGTCTTGAGCCGAGGAAGACGGAACAGGTCAGGCACGGGAACGACCCCCACCTGCCGGGTTCAGGTCGCAGCCCGAGTAGCGCAGCAGGGCCGGGTCCGTCTGGCTGAACTCAATCACGCGGCCCGGCGCGTCTGCCATGCCGAGACGGCGGAAAATCACCCGCTTGCGGTAGTCGCCACTGAAGCCCGTCGAGGCTTGTTTGTTGTCTGTCCACGTCCGGCCCTGATCGTCAGACCAGCGCATCAGCAACATGGCCGGCTCATCGCCCACACTCGTCACACCGGGCGAGAGGGTCACCTGCAAGGCGTCAACCGAAACCGGCGTGTCGGTCGGGATGATGGCGGTAAAGACCCGCTCCATCTCCGTCCCGTCATCGTCCCCGACCTCACTCAGAAGCCAGACCTTCGCCCCGCCGACATAGGTGCTTTGGCCGTCGTAGAGGCCAAGCGAGGGGAACGCAGCCGAGCCATAGGCATACGTCGCCCATCCGCCCGCCACGTCGTAAACCAGCGTCTCCGTGTCCAGCCCGATGACGTAGAAGGTGTGGCCGTCCCATGTGTAGGTGAAGGACGCCGCCGTGGTGGAGGACCGGATTTGCTCCTCAATCCCGTGGTCGGAGATGCGGGTCGGGATGTTCTCCATCCGATAGACGACGTTGTCCTCGCCAACGAAGAACAGGGTGTTGTCGAGTTGGCTGATCGCGTCCCGAGACTTCAGGCCCCGATTGATCGAAGCCCCGTCAATGCGGACGAACGGAACCGCCGAGTCGCCCGTGGTCGAGAACAGTTCAACCGTCCCCGAGCCGAACACATAGAGGAAGTCGCCAAGCGTCCGCACGGCCAGCGCGGGGTCGGGCTTGCGCTCTGCCGAGAAGAAGTCCAGCGCGTTCCAAACCGTGTCGCCGGGGAGGCGGAAATAGATCGTTCCGGTGTCTTCCCGCACCGCCACCAGGATTGAGTTGATCTGCGTGATAGAGGCGACGTTCGCGCTGTCCGGAAAGGTGTCCGTGGCCAGCGTCGCGCCGTCGTACTGGTAGACGATGCCGCCCGACAGGATGAACAGCCCATCGACCGTGTAAGCCCATTCCGGGCGGTCCTCGCCGGGGAGGTCATCGACCAGAGTGCCGTCGCGGAACAGTTCCTCGTCCGAGACCGTGAACAGGTCGCCGTCAAAGACCCCGTCCTCGCGGTAAAGCCCACGAACCGCCTGATCGACGTGTTCGACCAGACCGGGCCGGGGAATGGCCACAACGCCACCCGGCGAGGTCGGGGATTGCTCCACATAGAGGTTGACCAGCCGCACCGAGGCCAGCCGGCCATCAACCCGAGAATAGGCGGAAAGGCCGAAGGGGAGGCGCATCAGTAATAGGTCTCGCCGGTCTGCTTGCGGGTCGCCAGCGACAGGATGCCGAGGGCGCGTTGCCCCATCCGCAGTTGACGCGAGGTCGGCTCTCCGAAGGTCTCGCAATAGCGGCCCGCCAGCGCATCGGCGGCGGTGTTGTGCAGTTGAGCGTCGAACGGGATTTCGGAGTCCAGCGTCAGGCTGGAGGCCGTGACCCACCCCGCCTTATCGCCGCGATACACCGACAGGACCGGGACGCCGCTTGTGATGACCATGACCTTTGCGCCGGAGCGCGGGCGGCGTTCGCCACCGTCATCCACCAGGGTCGGCAGGGTGACGGTCGAGGTTGTGCTGATCCGCTCGTCTTCGCGGGCCTCATAGACCGCGTCTTTGTCCACGTCGGTCCAGCCGACATAGATTTCATCGACAAGCGATTGCAGCGACTGCAAACCGTCCGCGATCTCGTCGGCAGAAGGCGTCTCCCCGGAGGCAAACACCCGCCACTTCTTCCCTGCAAGCAGGATGAGATCGCGGACGGTTTCCATGACTCGCCGCCTTAGTTCAGGATGTAGTAGATGACGGCGGTGATCGTGCCGGCGGCGAAGGTGGCCGCCGCGACGTTGGCTTCCGCCTGAACGACCGTTTCAGCCGAGAACGACTGAACGCCCGAGGTCATCGGGAACGGGCGATAGTTGGAACCCGCAGCCAGCAGATCGGTGATCGCATCGCCAGACAGAACGCCCGCGTTGACGAAGCCGTCCGGGTCGGCGGCTTCAACGCCGTTCGCGGCCCAGCCGAGGTCGATGTCCACGGCTTCGGTGCCGGTGTCCAGATCGCCAGCGTAGAAAGCGCCGCCGACCACGACCGCGCCAGCCGGAAGGCGGCACAGTTCAAAGATGTCACCATCTTCGACGTTGGCCGCTACGGCATACGAGCCATAAGCGACGCGGAGAGTCCCGCCGAGGCCGTGCGAGGCGACAGGCACCCGCGAAGAGGCTCGCGAGCCAGTGAGAGTTTCAGCAGCCATCGAGGCCACTCCTTTTCAGCTTGAATGGGGGGATGAAGAAGCAAGACGGGGCGGCCCCGGATGGAACCGCCCCTGGTTGGTTTAGCTGTCGGCGGCGGCGGCGAAGAACGCCGTAACCATGCCGTGCTGCTTGCCGTTGAACGCCATCTTCTTGACGCCGCGCAGCTCTTCGATGGCCACACCCGGACGGAAGCCGTAGTCCTTGGTGCTGTCGGTCTTCGGAGCGGGTTCCTGACCCCACGCCACGCCAACGGCCTGCTGACCGCAGACGAACACCGGGCGGATGTCGCAGGACGACGCGCCGATGCCGTTGAGGTTGTAGGTGCCGGCGGCAGCGACGGTGTCGATCTCCGGGACTTCGCGGTGCACGACGCCGTCGTAGATCAGGTCGCCGTCCTGGAAGAGCGGGTTCGACTCCACATCACGCGGACGGGCCTCGCGGTTGGCCGCAGTGATGGTCGAGTCGGCCTTCAGATCGCGGAAGGTGCGCGAGCCGTGGAACGCGACGTAGAACTCCTTGCCGTCAGCCGTCTTGTAGGGACGGACGTGCGGGTCGGCCTGCTTGGCGATGCGCTTGGCCAGCGACATGCTGGCGGCGGTGCACTTGTCGTCGGTCGTGTCGATGTTGCCGACAGCGGTGGCCCAGGTTGCCGAGTAGTTCGAGACCAGCTTGCCAAACAGCAGGCGGTCCGAGTTGGCGGCGTTGTAGGCGTTGCGGTTGGCAGCGGACGAGTCGGCCAGAAGGACGGTCGTGTCGCCGGTCGTGACCAGCGAAAGCATGGCCTCGATCACGTCGTCACGCAGGCCCTCCGAGGACCACTGCTTCAGCATGGCCTTGGCAGCGCCCAGGAGGTCGATCTCGGTCTTGAACGAGGTCGACTTCGGAACGCGGACGCCGTTGCGGAGCCAGTCCACCGAGATGCCGCAGTTGTAGTTGCCGAGGTCTTCTTCGTTGCCGTCCAGAACGGTCGAGCCGGTCACGCCCGCGCCGGTCAGGCGCGTGATGAGCGGGATGTTGATGGTCTTGCCGGCCTGCTCTTGCAGTTCGTAGGCAGCCATGATGATCGAGGTCGGGCCGCGACCCATGTACGGCATGAAGCCGGACTCGCGAACGTACTCTTTCAGGTAGTCTTTGCGCCAGACTTGCTTCTCAGAAGCGGTGGCGAGTTGCACTTCGGCCATTCGTTATCCCTTGAAAATGGAGTCGAACGCCACGCCCTCCCCAACCGGCTGAGCGCCGGGTTTCGCGCCCCCTGCTGCGGGAGCGGATGCGAGAGATCGAGGCGGCGACGGATGCGGCTGAGCCGCTGAAGATTGCGGGGTGGGGGCAGCGGATTGACCGGCTTGCCATGCGAGAAAGGCGTCGAGCCTTCCGGGGTCTTGCAGCGCGGATAGGGCCTGCGCCTGCTGGTATTCCTTCACCACCACATCAAACGGGTCATCCGAGGCGTGGAGGCGTTGGTTGAAGAACGGGTCGGCGTCACACTTGGCGATGCCCCATTCCTTGGCCTTGTCGAACACGTCGCCATAAGCCTGCTTGGCCATCCGCTCCGAGAACTGGAGCGTGAGCTTGCGGGTTTGGCCGATGAGTTGGCTTTGCAGCCAGTCATCGTAGGCGTCGGGGTCGGCGTAGCGGTCAGGAACCTGGGGCGCTTGCCTCTGGTTTTCGATTTGAGCGAGGCGAGCCTCTGCGGCCTTCAGCTTGTCCCGCGTGTCGAGCAGGGCCGTCAGGGGAACGTGTCCCGGTGGCGTCACTGCACTTTCAGGCGGGGGAGCGGGAGCGGTTGTCGGCTCCAGCGGCTGTTCGGCGGCTTGGGTGATCTCCTGCGGCGGCGCGGTTTCCGCTGCGGCCTTGGGAGCGAATCGTCCCGTCTCATCGCGCACAGGTTCGGCGCGCGATTCATCACCGGACGGTTCCCCGTCCAGAAACTCCAGATTGTCCATGTTTCACCAGAACGCCCGAAACCCCGGCGGCGGGTTGCCCTACGCGAGCAGCGGATCGCCCGAGAAACCCGGCGGCGGCATGAGGGCGGACTGCTTGAGCATCCCGTCCAGCATTTCGTTTTGTGCCTTCGCGCCCGTCAGGGCTGCGTCGGCCTCCATTCCAGCGACCTTTGCCTCCGCACCGCGCTTGGCGATGCCAGCCTGTTCGGCCTGCTGCTGTTGTGCTTGCGGGTCGGTGTTCTGACCCTTGATCTTGTCCATCAACTCGCGCTTGTTCGGCAGCGAGGACGCCTCGAACAGAACCTGGCCCATCGGGCTTTGCAGATCGACGCCCGACTTGGCCAGTTCCACCAGCATGGCGAACTGCTCTTGCTGGAGGTTGGCCGTGTTCGGAACGCTGTCGAGGATGATGTCGATGTCGAGTTTCGCGATCTCGTTCTCTAGCCCGAGCAGCGGCTGGCCCATCTGATCGAGAACAGGCGGACCCATTTGAGGCTTGCCGCTCTCATCCATGACCGGCTGACCATCAGGCCCCGTCACGGGGAACCCTTTGGGCTGGTTCAGGCCGATGAAGTCCGCCACGCCATCATCATCCGTGACCCTGATCCACATCGGGGCCTGCCAGAACTGACGGGCGCGGTTCCACATCTGCCTATACAGGCGAAGCTCCCAATCCTCGACACCGCCGAAGATGATAGCCAACTCGGTAAGCCCGGCCTGCTGGCGCACCATCTGCGCCCGGCCCGAACTGTCGGCACCCTGCCGGCCAAGCATCGCCGGGTTAGGCCCCATGCGCTCGATCTCGGCCTTGGCCTCCGCGAGCAAGCTGGCCTGACCCGACGCCATGTCCGAGGTCGGCACCACCTGAACGCCGGACGGCAGCACACCATCGGGACGCGCGGCCTCCTTGCGGACCAACTCAACGTCAGCCCCGGCCAGCGCGCCGTACTCACTCTCTTGAACCTGACGAACGCTGACCAGATGGAGCAGCTTGGACCGGCGCTTGTTGATCTCGTCCTGCGGGCCTCGCATATCGCGCACCAGGCCGTAACGGTTGTTCTCCCGGTCGATGTAACAGGACTGCGCCTCAATCGGGTTGCAGGGCCGTCCCTTGTCGTCCTGGTAGGGGCTTTCGGCCTTCGCGAGGACGCCGCCGGAGAAGAACACGCAACGCTGCCAGCCGCCCTCCTTGTGGTACATCTCCACGACCATCAGGCGGCGCTTCTTGGAGTCCACCCACGCGATCTCGCCATCCTTGGGGCGGTCTTGCATGGAGTCGTCCAGCGGCACGGCCTCACCGACGCCAATCTCAGTCTCCAGAGCCTGCTTGGCTTCCGGGTAAGCCTCCGCAACGTCGTCCGCATACATCCACTTGGCCACGCCCATGTAGCGGGCGTCGGTCAGGTCGAGCTTGCGGGCGCGCGGGTCGTAGAAGAATTCCTCATGGCGGATAAGCTCCACCTTGATCTCGTCGTCCGCGTACTCAACGACCGCAGCGCACGTCCCGGCAACCAGATAGTCCTTGGCCCCTTGCAGCTTCATGTCGTCAAAGCGGTTCTTGTCCGCGATGTAGCGCAGCGATTTTGACGCCACGTCCGCCGCGTCCGCATCCTTCGGGTTACGCGGATAGGCGCGCGGGTCCGTCTCGCCCTGCTGGATGACACCCAGCGTCCCGTTGATGGCCGGACGAACGCGGTTGAACACAAGGTCAGGCTGCTTGCGGGCCGTCAGGCTGCGCCGCTCCTCGGGCGTCCACTGATACCCGTCGTAATAGTCCTGGTCGATCTGCGAGTCCTTGCGGGCCGCTTCCGTCAGGGTCAGCGCCTCGGTCAGCATCCGCTTATAGGTAGCGAGGTCTTTTACGCCGTCCGCCATGTGTCAGCCTCCCGTCGCGGACGCCCCCAAAGGTCCGGGGGGTTTGGGTTAGCCGTGATGACTGGAGCCGGACCCATCTTGCGGAGGCCCTCCAGCGCGTATCGCAGCGCGTCAATCGTGTTGTTGTGCTTGTCTTCCAGCACCGGCAGAACCTCGCCCGTCTGTGCGTCCACCTTGTAGGAGTAGAGCGTCAGCTCCTCGATCACCGGCTCGCAGCGCGGGTGCACGACGATGTCAAAGCTCTTCAGGAACTCGACGCCGTCCTCAATCGAGCCGGAACCCTTGATGGCGGATACGATCTTGAACGCCTGCCGGCGCATATAACTGACCGTCTCCGGCCTCGCGCTGTCCGCCGTGATCGGCCACTTGCGGCTATCAGGCACCAGGTCAAACAGCGCCGGGGTCTTGTCGATCTCGCAGCCAACCTCTGAGACGCAGTGGTCAACGTAGAGCGTCCGGCTGTCGAGGTAGCAGCGGACCAGCACGGTCGGGTCAACCGCGAAGCCCCAATCGGCCCCAAACCTGAACCGGGCCTCGCGCGGCGTGTCGAACGCCTCAACCCTCCAGTTTCGGAACACCCGCTGCTCACTGTTGCGGGAATACTCACCGAGCCAGACGTGCGCGTATTTGTCGGGGTCGCGAGCCTTGTCCCACTCCATCTCTGACTTCAGCGGCTCACCGAACCACGGGTTTTCCGTGTAGTTCACCCGCCGAACTATCGAGCCTGGCGGCGGCGTTCCGCCTCGGAACATCAGGTCAACCGGGTCTTTATCGCTGTCGGGGTTCCAGTCCCACCAAATCTCCGACCCCTCAGCCCGGATGGTCGGCGTCAAAACCTTGATGCTGTTCTGACTGACCGTGCGGGCCTCGTTCACATATCCGATGGTGATGCCCTCGGTGGACTTCACGCTTTCGACGTTGGACCGCAGCCCCGCAAAATCAACCGTCGTGCCGTTCTTTGCCCTGATCTCGTACTGAAGACTCTCGTAAAAGCCGTCGCCGTTCGTCGGGCCGAACCCCATTTGCGGGATTAGGTCGTCCAGCAGAGTTTTGACCGAGCCGTCGATGCTCTTCTGAATCTCCCGGAAGCAGTAGATGCGCTCCGGTTTCACGAACCCCCGGACCAGAAGCGCGCGGGCGAACCCGTGAGACTTGGCCGAACCCCGACCGCCGTAAAGCGCCCTATGCCTGACCGGCAGGCCGTCATCGCCTGTTGGCGAGAACAGCGGGAACTCCAGGCACTCCGGCAGGTCCGCTGAAATCCTCACGCTTCGCCGGGCCGGACAAACCGCAAGACAACCTCGCCCTGCGTCTTGATCGGCGCGTCACCCTCTTCGCCGCCAACGTGCGCGACCTTGTCGCCGTACTTTTTCGGGGACAGCTTGGAGGCGTACCATTTGCGGGCGTCTATCCGGAGCCGATTGCGCGCCACCTCGACAGCGTCCGCGACCGCCTCGTCTGAAATCTCGACCACGTCCTCGGCGTAGAAGTCCGCCTGGTTCTCGCGCGCCTGCGCGTACTGCCGCCGAAACTCCGCGCTCCAATCCTCCGCACCCGCGAGCCAACGGCGCACCGTGGTCTCTGAGGGCATGAAGTCATCGCGGTCTGGACCGACGATCCTCCGCAGGCTTTCGCCCTTGGACATACGCTCACAAATCTCGTTGGCGATCTCGGGCGTAAAGTCGGAAGGACGACCAATCATGCGCCCTCCTGTGTGTTGAGGCTGCTCGTCTCGTCTCCCCGTGCTGGCCATTGCCTTAGCTCCGAACACAGACGGGGTGATCGTGTCTCCCGCGCTTTGGGGGATGGGGTCCGCGCCACTAACCGCTCTTTGCGTAATGCTCTGGGCTTTTCGGGCGTGTCGGCTGGGCGCGGATGGTGTGGGCCGCTCGGCCAATAACTGCACCGGGTCATGACGCCGGCGGCCACCTGTAAGCGGTGGGCTTCAAGTCCCTAGTGGGAACTGGACGCAAAAAACTCTGCGGAGAAGCGGCGGGTCATCCCGTTGCCGCTCTCCCGGATCGACGCCCGCCCTCGCTGAAGGCTGTTTTTCTAAGGGCGCATTGCCCTTTGGCTGGTCCGCGCTCCACGCGTATCACGGACAAAACGAGAACGCAACAGGTTGTGGTGAGAAAAGTTCGGGACCACCATTAGGCGGCTTTCAGCACCTCCTCCAGATGGTCGCTGTCGATCACCGTCTTCCAGTTGAGCGCCGCGTTCAGCATCAGCTCGACCCGGCCCGCATCGGTCGCGGTCAGCACTTCCCCGATCAGGTCGCGGTAGGGGCCATCCAGCGTCACCTTGGCCTTGTCGCCGGGACGGTAGGTGCATTTGACCGCCGGGGTGTGGTCGAACTCGCCTGCGAGCTGTCGGGCTTGCAGGTCATAGACGAACCGGGCGTTGATCTCTGCCGGCACACCCATGCCGCACGATACCAGGCCCCGCACTCCGTCGATCTGGCGGACGTGGTAGAGCGATTGACCGGGGCAGAGGCCAACGAACAGGTAGCCGGTGAACAGGGGTGTATCGACCCGGTCGCGCTTCTTCGTGCGGGTGCTGCGCTTCCATTTGGTTTCCACCGGGAGGAAGACCGAGAAGCCATGCTCTTTGAGGCCCTTCGCAGCCTTGGCCTCGCAGACGGGGTTCGACTGAACAGCGTACCACTTGAGCATCATGCTTCTCCAGTTTCATGGTTCACGTCTGCTTTGCAGCCGTACCCAGCCAGCTTGTTGGGACGTTCCGGGGTCATCATGCGTACCTCCGCGCCAGAAGCTCGCGCATCTCGGGCGACACACCGGCCTCGTCCACACGCGCGCACGGCGACGGACGCTCAAACTTGCTCCGCATCTTCAAGAGCGGGTCTTTGGCCTCCATCGTCATCTTGAACGAGGCCATCACGTCCGCGATCTCCTCCCGCGTCGGCTTCGGCCCGGCGATGCGCTCCGGCTTTTCGTCCAGCGGGACACGCGGGGCTGCGGTCGCCAGTTGTGCCCGGTAGTGAGCCTTGGCCCATCGGTTATCGCTCGGGACCGTCGTGGCCAGCTCGCGCAGCTTGCCCGGCTTGCACATGAACTCCGCATCCGCCGACCGAACCCAAGCCGCCATCCCGGCCTCAACCGCGAACGGGGTCAGTCCATCCATCGCGTCGAAGTAGTCAGCCCACCATGCGGCCCATTCCTGGGCGTTGCGCTGCGGCTGCGGGAACAGCGCGAACCGGGTCGAGATCACCGCCTTGATCTGGTCGTGCGTCGCCGGTCGAAGGGCCTCGGCCTTGAGCGCCGGCATCGCTCGCCGGGCCTCGTCCATCAGGATCTGGGACTTGCGAATGGTCTCGACCGCAACCGCGTCAGAACGCTCTACGAGCAGCCATGAGTTCAGCGGCCCCGTCAGCGCCGGTCCAGCTTGCGGCGTAGTTGTCGTGGCGGGCAGCGAGTTTGTCGGGTCGGTCATTTCGGGCGGCTCCAAGGGCCTTCGGTTGCGGTGCGTCGTCTTCCCAGCGGCCCTGGTTGAGCCACGTCGCGGGGTTCGGGATGAACTGCGGGTCGTCCCAGCCGGGCAGCGCCCGCTCCAATCCGGCGAGGATGACGGCGAGAGGCTCGGCGGACGGGATGCGCTTCATCGCCCCGGCGAACGACTTGGCCGCTGCGTCCTTGCCGACGCGCTTCGGATAGGCCGCCCAGAACGCCACGAAGCCTCTGGCGATCTCGGTTTGGGTCGGCCCCTTCGCGCGCGGGTTATATATATCCCCGTGGGTATGGGGGCG